CGGTTGCTTATAATATAATCCTTCTTTTTCAAAAAGGACGTAATAATTATCAAATCTAAATGTCATTTTTCACCTCTATTAATTTACTTAAATAATTTATATATCATAATTATAAACATTATTGCCCCAAACAAGTAGGCATACATTGCCCGGCTATCGTATCTGTCTTTAACCCTTTCTTTAACTATCTCGGATTTTACCGTGTCCATTATTATTATTGTATCGGGTTTTGCTTTTATATAAAATTTCTTTTCTTTTGGGTAATATTTAACCGTTATCAAGGTATCTTTTTTATAGATAGTATTAGCAATAATTACGGTATCGGTAATTACTGAAGCTTTTAAGCTGTCTTCAATTACCGGCGGCGCTATAGCTACCGGTTTTATTACCGTAGTTATTTCTTTTGGTGTACAGCCAAAAAAGAATATGATTATCACAAGAAATATTTTAGTTTTCATAATTTATCCTTGTAAACCATTTAACCCTAAAATAATTATATGGCTGTATAGTCCTTGTTTTTATATATACCCCGTCACCGTCCGCTTGCGCCCCTTTTTGTCCGCTTGAAGTGTTCCCTTCAATAGTTATATATTTTTTGTCTTTAACTAATATAACAAAACCGATATGCCCGCTAATGGTATTGCCGTTTTGCCAAATAATTAGGTCGCCTGTTTCTACTTGTTTTTGACCTTGCAAAACTTTTGTTGCCAATATGCTTTTTTTAGTCACAAAAGAACGGGCAAGTCCCGAGCGAACGGGGAAGGGGTGATTTGTTACAGTAAGGCAATACGAAACAAAAGCAGCACACCAGCTATCGCCTTTCTTACGTCCTACCGACTTTAAAAAACGTTCAACTTCAACACCGTCATTATGTCCGGTTGCTTCTTTTATGCCGATGTAAGAAAATGCGGTATCGAGGTAAAGAAGTGGTGTGTTTTGTGCTTGGTTAAGACCAGGCAACAGCACAAGCAACAATAATACAAATACCCAAAACGAATATCGCATATGCTATGTTTCCTTTTTTTAATTCTTCGATTGTGTCTAACTCGTAAATTGCAAATTTATCGATAAGCCAAAAGATAAATATCCCTATAATTGCTTTTAATATTGCCATTGGGAAAGAAGTAAACTCGATAAAATAAATGTAACTTAAATATGCGGTTATAAAACCGAATAGAAAAATTAACGAATATGTTATTAATGCTTTTTTCACTTATTACTCCATGTTTTGGGGCGTTTTATTCTGCTTAATGCTTTTAATGACCATAATAATTTTTACTATTGTATAAACAAAGGTTGCCAACAATACAAGCACTTTGCAATAATTTTCTACAACAGTAATTCCGGGTAAATTATTTGCAAATAGCAATGCACCTAAATTCATTAAATTAACCGTAAATAAATCAGTGTATTTTTTCATATTATTTTTTAGATATTTTAAAGTATCCGGCATACTGCCACTCACCGTCATGTATTTGTTTTACTGCTGTCGGAAGCTTATTAAATGCCGTTATTTCGTCACTTTCAGTAATTTCAAAGTCCTTAACTTCTTTAATACATTTATCCGGGTTTAAGAGAAAGACCCTAATGTTGAAAACAACATCAGGGCTATCTCGTCTATCCGTTGTTCCTGTCGAAGGAGTTGGTTTTTTAGCCATTATAATCGTATTCTGCTTAATCTACGTACTGCATCTGTTCTTTCTACGGACAAGTTAAGGTAAAACCCCACTCTTGCTTTTGCACCCGGTTTAGCTTGTTCTTGCGGAAAATCCTGATAGTAAAAGCCTGTATTTGTTACAAAAGCAACACCAAGTTCTTCAGCAAAGCGAACCACAAATATACTTGTGCAATCATTGTTTGTCCCGTCACTTTCGGTTTGTGTAATGGTATTTGTATCTACCGCTATAATAGGTATGCCGTTAAAAGTATTTGCACGCATTCCAAAACTATTTACGGTTTCACCGGCAGCTCCCAAACGTTTTGCAATTGTTGTTAAACGTGCTGCAAGGTTGATGTTACATATTATTGCGTTAGCCCCCGGAACTGCCGCTACTTGTTTCATTAGTGTTTCAATAAAGCTATCTTGGTTTGCGGTTGTGTTTAATTGCAAAGATACCTGTGTATTCATTGCCGCTTGCTCTGCCGCCGTAAAGCCCAATGTTGCGGTTTGTCCACCTGAAGCTGCATCTTTAACAAAGTTTGCAAGACCGAGCATCCTATTATCGGTTGCAGTGCCTTGTATCATGTCAATTTGTACTTCGGAACCTAATTTAACCGCAACTGCCGAAACTTGCCTATCCATAAATCTTTGTAATCCTAAAGGGCTGCCGGAAACGTTAATATCCTGTACTCGTAAGTTATCTACGGTAATCTCTCTATCATATATAGCGAGTTTGCCATAAGAAGGATTGGGGATTTGTGCATCAGCTTGAGCTAAAGAACCTTCGGCGCGAGCTGCAGAACCGGAAAAGGAACTTTTATCCGGAATATTCCCAAAATTGCTTGGCTCCAGCCTAAACTCGGCATATTGCAACAATGGATTTACTTCCAATATTTTAGCCAATACATTGGCACTTTTGAAATTCAAAGAGCTACTTACTTGGTCAATTTTCATTACATATCTCCTATTATTTTTTAATTATTTCCCGGTGAAATATTATTTCTTTCAATTATTTTGTTCATAATCGGTTTATCCGATATTATTTTAGGTGATACGGAGATTTGCCCTGTACCGCCTTGTTTATCTTCAATCGGTTCAAGTGCTTCGGCAATTTTGGAGGCATCTTCAAAACTTGTTTCAAACATCTTCTTCCAGTGTTCTTTTTGAGCTTCGGCAATCTTTTTATCTAAAAAAAGTTTGTTAACCGCCTCATCAACTTTTTTAGATTTTTCTGCTTTTAATCTTTCCTCTTCCGATTTAATTGCATTTTCTCTGTACTCTTTTTCTTTTTGGATTATATCGGTAAGTGTTTTTAACTTTTCTTCAAGAGCCTTGTTCTTCGAGTCCATTGCTTTTATTATTCTTTTTGCATTGTCGTCCAAATCGTCAAGGCTCTCCTCTCCTACAATTTCTTTTAATTCCTCTTCGGTTATTTCTATGTTTTTCTTCTTGAACAATTCCATTAATTTCTTAAACATTTATTATCTCCCGATAAATTAAATTACATGGTGCATTTTAACACAGGAAAAATATTAAAACTCGATATATGCGCATACGGCAAGTTTTATTTGTTCATATTGTTATTTTTCCGGAGTATTAATTAAAAAGTTAGGTATATGTATACATATAATGAAATAGAAAAGCTTTTATCTCCAACTGCTCTCGATGTACTAAGGGAAGAAGGAGTTTACGAAATTTACAAAACAGAAGCCGAAAATATTATTAAAAATTATACGGGATTAAGTTCAATGGAGCTTATAGCTACCGCAAAAATCCCTTTTGTTTTTGTGCTGGAATACTTGGTATATAATAAACTGTCCATTACAAGTCCGGAGCATGGAAGCAAAGTAGAGGAAGCGTATAAAATGGGTTTAAGTTTACTGGATAAAATTAAAGAACGAAAAATGGTTTTGTCAACCACAAGGATAGGACTAATAAATTCCGATTATTCGGAGTATTAATATGTATACATTGGAAGAAATTACCGAAAAACTGTTTACCGAATTAAAAAAAGAATTCACAACGTTAAAGGTAGAGTTTGGCAAATATGAACAATTAAATTTACAAGCTCCCGCTGTTTATATTTACTTTGAGCCTTACGGCTCGGAATCAACACAAGCTTATTTATATAATAGGTTTGTACGGTTTACCTTATTTGTAACGGCAAGTACAAAAAATGTACATACTTCAATTGTAGAAGCGACAAAAAACGCAGAAAAAATAGAGTTGTGGCTTGCAGAAAACTTTGATATTAATTATGACGGGATTGAAGCCCCGTTTAGTTTTGACAGCTTTTACAGTAACATTGCGGTGGTTAGTTTACAGTTTAACACTTTTTATAAATCATCGGTACAGCCATGAGCAAGAAATATAAGCCTAGAGTTAACGGAGAAATATTAAAACAAATTGTTGTTTACAAGTCCGATAATCCGGAAAAAACATTAAGAGAAATAGCCGAAAAGTTTAAGGTGGGTTACTCATCGGTTAGATATGCTATTAGCAAATATACCAAAGATATTGGCTTAATTAAATTAGCCGGGAAAAGAGAAAAGCAAAAAGCAGCCAAAATTTTATCGTCTCATCTTTCGGAAGAAGATATATTAAAATGTCAGCTTGAAAAAATTGTTGGCGAGCTTAACTTTACCGATGATTTGGCTTTGCCTACAAGAATTGAGCTTTTGGGTAAAGTGTTAACACTTATTAAAAGACTACAAACTATTGAATTAAGCAACCACTTAAAACGTGCCGATGCCGATATTATTATAGCTATTATAAGACGATTTAAGCCGGAAGCTACAAAAGAGGAAATAATAAAAATTTACCAAGAGGAAACGGAAAAGTTGAAGAATGCGGAAACCGAATAAAAAAACGGTTTTAGACTACTGTAGAACCCTTTTTAAAACCCGTTTAAATTCGTCTACAATCGTTTAAAAATTTTTTAAGGTATATTTTATCGCCTAAACACTAAAAGCCTTTTATAGGGCATTTTAAAGAGTTTTATATGGATAAATTTAGCAAGATAGAATTAAGTTTTGAAGACTTTATCAAGTCATACGAAAACGAAAAAAGACTGGAAGCAACTAAACCGCCTCCTCCTTTTTCCGCACTTGAAATGACGGAAGAAAGAAAGCTTAAAAGAAGAAACAAAGCTTTACAAGATTTTTGGTTTTTTGACAAAACATATTTTTCGGCCGAAATGTACGAAGATTATGCAGAGCCGAATAAGATGTTAAAGGATATTGTTGCTTTTGCCTCTGTTCCCGGAATACATATAATTTTGGGACCAAGACAGCACGGTAAAACCATAACCGCCAAAAAACTTTTAATATGGCTTGCTTTATCCGGCAAAGCAAAGATATTGGGCACTTATGCCGAAACACTTCCAAAATCATCTGCAATTCTTAAAGATGTTTTTACTATCTGTATGAATAACGATAAGATAATGTATGATTTTGGTATTAAATTTCACGAGGCAAACAGCGACCAGCTTTCGTTTTCATCCGAAGTTAATAAAGCTTCTGATTTACGTTTTATTGCTTCGTTTTCCGAAGGAAGAAGCGTAAGAGGCTACACACGTTTGTTCGGTCGTCCAAGCTTTATGCTTGCCGATGATATTGAAACAAACGAAAGTTCTTTTACAAGCAATTCGGTAGCCTTGCGTATCAAAAAGCTTTCCGAAACCTTCCACTCCATGAGTAAAAGCTCAACCTTTTTAATACTTGCAAACGATTTTGATACAAGCTCCGCAATTCATCAATTACGCTTACAATACGAACAAAAATTATTGCACCCAAGTTTTAATGTTCATGTTTATAAAGCTTGGCAAAATAACCGTCCTTTATGGAAAAAACGTTATAATGCAAAAAGCGAGCAAGAACTAAAGAATATAATTAAACCTTTTAGCGAGAGCGATTGGCAGGCCAACTATCAACAGAACCCCATACCGCCGGAAGGTGATTTTTTTGTACGTCAATTTTATAATGAAGCTTTAACGCCTTCGGATGTTAAATGTGTCATTTATTGTGACCCCAATTTAAGTAAAAAAGGGAAAGGGGATACTACCGCAATTGTTGTATTCGGTTATTCAATTCAATACGATAAATATTATATTGTTGACGCTATTTGCAAAAGTTACAACGACAGCAATTTATTGTTAAACGATATTTTAACACTTAAATATAAGTATTCAAATATATATGCGATAGCTTTTGACGGGCACGTAAGTCAAGAAAGTACATGGACGCAACACGTTAAAAATTATTGCAGACAAAACAATATGCCTTACCCCGCAATTGAGTATAAAAGATATAAAGTTAACGAGCTTGCCAAAAACTTTCAACTTGTTTATAATGAACAAAGGATTAGTTTTCCGATTGCTTTTTCAAGAACCGAAAACGGAGAGAGATTTTTAAATCAATTCTTTTCGTTTAGCGGAACCAAGGAAACCAACAAAGACGATGCACCGGACAGTTTAATATGTGCTTTTGAATTTTTGCACGAAAGGAAGCTTGCAAAAAAAGTAAAACCTATACCGGCAATAGCAATTAAAGATTATTATTATTTATAAAAAATTACAATTTTAGGGAATTTATTATGTTATACGGAAACTATAAAGATATTATCAGACAAATAAAAACAGCCGAAGAGCAAACTCCGGACAGGAAAAACCTTTATTTGTTTAAAGAGCTTGAAAAACCGCTTAAATACAATACCAGGTTGTTGGGGCATTTTGTAACAAGAACTACCGCATTAAGTTCTTTTGGCTGGACTATTAGCGGTATTGAAAATTTTAGCGATAAGGATAGGTTGCTTGAAAGGGTTGGAGACCAAATTAATTATTTGATTAATAACCATTGTTACGCTCCTTTATTTGGTAAAAGTTGCTTTAAACTTATGTTGGTAAATAATGAGTACGGAAGTAATCTAAAAATAGAGAAACGCTTAAGCAATACCGAGTTTACAAGTGATATTAACTATATATATTTGTATGAAAATAACACTTTTAAACATAAAGTAGAAACCGATGATATATATTACCTGCTTGACGACGTTCAATATTTACCTTTTGCGGGCATTATGCGAGCCGTTACAATGCTTGAAATAATACGATATGATATGATTTTGGAAAATGCAAACTTCCTAAGAAAGATAAAAGGAATATTACAAATTATTGATAAAGGAGCAGATAGCGAAAGCCATGCGGCAGCATCAACCGCGGCACAAACCGCAATACAAAACAACTATGTAATTACGGATGATTATATTGAGTTTAGACTTAACCAAATTGCAAGCGGACAGGGAACAAGCTTTATAGATTTTATTGAGATGTTAAACAATGATATTTCTATAGCCGTTTTAGGGCAGGCAAACACTACTCAACTGCCAAGTTACGGCGGGTCGCGTGCTGCTTTACAAGTGTTACAACTAATAAGCAAAGATATTTTTTATAGCGATATGATAAGGGTTGAAACATTAGTTAACAAGTATTTAATGCGTGATTATAAACTTAATTACGAGGGTTTAATGCCTTATAAATTTAAGCTGAATATTTACGAAGAAAAAGACCCCGAAAAGAATGCGGCTACTTTGGAAACCGTTAGCAGAATAATGCCTATAAAAGAAGATGAAGCTTATGAGTTTGTTGGTTTTACTCCTCCTAAAGAGGGTGATAAACTATTAAAAATAATAAGTAACGACTTATGAAAAAATTACTTGAAATAGCCGGTGTTAGAGTTCTTGGATTTATTAACGAGAATATAAGGAAAGGGGAAGATTTTGAAGGCAAAAAGTATGCTTATTCCGAAAAAAGTTTTTATAGACCCTACGATGAAAAAATATATAAAAAGATTAAAAGAAACCCTTCATTATTTCAAATAGTTACAAATAAAAACGGCAAACTTGGGTTTATAATAAAAGGCTATAAAAGATATAAAGAATTTATGAACCCGACAGCAAAAAGCAATTTTTTGATGGATAAAGGCGAAATGCTTAGGAATATGAACGTTATAAGTGTTTCGGATACGGAAGCAATAATTGGATTTAGCGACCCAAAGCAAGGGAAAAAAGCGTTTTGGTTTAACGTTTCCGGAGTTGGCAAAAGCAGAAAATTATGGAAGTTTTTAGGCATTAACGATAAGCAGAAAAAAGAACTTTATGAGTTTTTGGGAGTTGAATTTAAGACTTTTGCAGTTGATGAACTTGGTAAAATTATTGATACAGCCGGTAAATAAAAAAAGCCCGATTATCGGGCTTTTTTTTAATGGGTTATACTGTCGAAATCTTCGGTAGTGAACTTTAGTTTTTCTTTAACTTCTCCCCACAACTTTTTATAGTCCTCTTCAGATATAATATTAATCTCGTAATAAGCACTTAGTAACCCAAGTAGGTAGAATGCTTGGGCCTTATTATCACTTTTGCGTTTTATAGATTCTTCAAGCGTTCCCCTTATTTCTTCTATTACCTGTTTTGCCGTCATGTTAGTTCCTCTAATTTGTTTTTGTAAAAATAATATAGTTTTTTGCCATTATGATCAAATAACCATTTTTTAGCCTTCCTTATAGCCCTTTCCAAGTCTTTGTTTTCTTTCAATAAATCAACAATCACTAAATCGGCTTGATGTACCGAATCTTGTAAAGCACGTACCAAACAATCAACAGAATCGGTGTTTTTTGTTTTTAATTGTGCCGGAATACCGTTAAAAATTAAATCTGTATCTTTATTATCGAGTTTTGTAAGTGTATAGTTTAGCTCAATTTTATTTCCAAGTTTAGCTAATTTTTTGGCAAAATTCAACTCTTCATCCATAACTTTACGTTCGTTTTTGCTTGCTTTGTTATAGGTATTTTGCCAACTGTAATCAACATAAACATCTTCCTTCATCTCTCCAAACATTGCTTCCCACCTGTGACGGCAGTTATAACCTCCGCAATATATTAATGCGGGTTGACCAAAGTTATTTAACATTTTTTCAACTTCTTCAAACTTATAAACTTTATCTATATGTTCTTTACAGAAAGGTCGTTCAGTACCTGCAGGTCCCGCATAACGTAAATATTTTACTCCGGCTTTTTTATAGTCCATACTTCTTTTTAAGTTGTCCAACGCTGCTTTTGTAGTATATATTTCAGTGTTTATATGTCTTTCGGCAACTTTTATTTTGCGTAATCCTCTTTCCAGCGATTTAACAAAATCATTGGAGTTTAATGATTTAATAAGCTCTTTTTCTATTTTTTTTTGTAAGTCTGTAACAGCAAAATTGCTTTTTATAATAAGTTCGTTTAGTTGTTTTTTTACGTTTTCGTCAATCGGTTTTACTTTTTCATCCATAAAGCTTTCTTCAAGCTCTTTTTCTACTTCTTTTGTAAGTTTATAAATTTGGTTCTTATATTTATAAAAGGGTATTTTATTGCGTTTTAACGCCAATTTAATTTCTGCAATAGCATCGTCTTTAATCTTATCGGCGTTTCCCGTTACAAAGTACTTTTCCAATATATTTTTTATCATTCTTACGGTATCCATTTTTTACCTTATTAATTGTTACTCAGCTGTCAAACGTCCTCTTCCAAAACCATATTTTATTTGCCATATATTAACCGGTGTTTTTTTTGTCTTGCAGGTCTCAGTCCACCAGATTTTCATATCTTTTCTTGGATTAAAACAGTCTGCGGGGTATTGACGTTTTATGCATTTAGTACAAAGCCCTCCGTTTTCTTCGTAAACTTCGGGTTTTATTCTTGAATCGCAATTTTCACATTGCAAATATACAGTGCTCATTTTATTCTCCATTTATAGTTGTTATTAAATATTTTTTAGTTGGTTTTGTTTAATTCTTTATACTCATATTCGCCGTCCGCTTCTTTTGTGTAAGCTTTATAATTATGGCAAATAATTTCACCGGTTATTATAGTTTCGGTTATGTAACGTTTACCGCAAATTCTACAAATTACTTCTCTGCTATCCACGTCAGCGGTAACTTTGTATTTGCCCTTTCTTAATCTTCTGTTACGCAAAACACGAACAACGTTAAAACTTTCATTACCACAATAGTTACAAATCATATTATGCCCCCTTACTCCAATTGGCTTTAAACTCTCTTCCGTATTTTATATATAAGCTTAAATATTCTTTTACGGCTTCGTTTTTTACATTATTTATAAGCTCGTCATAATTTTTGTTATCAACCAAATAAGCCTTGTTTTGGAGTCTTTTAAGCTCTTCACTGTCCTTCATCAACTCTCTGATGGCTAAATAAAGGTTCATTTTTGACTGATAAAATATGGGGTGAAATTTGCCCAAATAGTTATCGGTTTCAAATTTATTCAGCTTTTCCAAGCTTTCGATAAGGGCGTTAATAATAGGATTATTCATTAGTTAAACTCGTGATTGCTTTTACAATTTTTTGGACATCGGTCATAAGAAGCCACTCTAATGCGTTTTTACCCGTTATTCTTTTTACAAAGCTTAATAGTGCTTCCTTAGTTTTGGTTCTTACGTTAACACTGTTAAACCACATTGCCTCAATCATGCGTAATTGCTTGGGAGTTGCATAGTGTTCCCCTTTATGGTTTGTTCTAATTCCTAGCTTGTTGTATTTAGTACTTTTTATTTTACTTGATTTTTGCTTTGGTATAAGTTTATTTAACTTGTTTATTAGGTCTTCTGCTTGTTTGCTGTTTAGGTCTTTGCTTGTGCTTACACCGTAAGATTCCAATGCTGCTCCATATTCTTCTTCGGTAAGACCTATCCTATTCTTTAGAGTGTGTATCTTTTTTATTTGTTCTTTGCTGACGTCCATTATTTACCTTTATTCTTCAAAATATTCAATTGCTTTACGTTTTCTATATAAATCTTCAGATACTTTTGTTGAGTATTTATATGCTCTAATGTAGCTTTCAATAGATATTAATGTTACTTTTATTGCTCTTTTTACGGATTTATACGCCAAACGCCAGTGTGTTTTTACCGCTGTGTTCATTTTAATGCTCCTTGAATTTAATTTGTTGTTGATATGCCTCTTTAATACGCCATAACGATACTTTTTTATAGGTTCTTGGGCTAATTGTGTATCCGCAATGCTCAACATAACCAAGCTGTCTAAGCTCAAAAACTCTTGGTGTTACTTGATTGGGAAACCAGCCCAATAATACCGCAATTTGTTCGTTGGAAATAGGTTCATGTTTAGCTATTACGGATAATACCGTTTGCTGGTTTTTCCCTATGTTAACGCTTTTTAATGCTTCGTTTCTTGCCTGTTCCGCTTTATAACCTTCTCGTTCTTTCATTTTGCACCTTTGTTTATGCGTCACTAATTATACTAATTCTTCATATTTGGCATCAATATAAAATTGTTCATCTTGGTCAACTTTTAACCCAACGCCGGCAAGTTTCTCGTCATCAAGCTTTTTCTCTGCATAATCCGCCAATATTGCCTCTTTGTTCAAATCTTCTTTAACACGCACGTATGCTTTTTTATATAGCCTTTTAACAAGCTCTAAAACAGTTTTTAGATTATATTTACGGTTGAGCAAAGTTACTTTTGGAGGATTTACGCGAAAACCGACCGTTCCAAACTGAAATTCTTTGCTTCTTACTTTGTCAAAATCTGATTTGTTTTTAATGCAAAATGCTTTAATTTCGCTTTCAATCATTTCGACAGCATAACGTAATTCTTTAGTCTTTTCTTCAAAATCTTGCTTAATTTTGTTCAATTTTTCGTTCATTTCTGCCTCTTTTTTGGCAATGGAAGCATAATTAACCGCATATTCCTTTAATTGTAGCTCAAGTTCTTCATAGGTCTTTATCATTTTTTCACCTCGTTTTTTATTTGTTGCAATTCATTTATTATATCAGTTATATTATAATTCTGGTGCTCGTTTATCATTTTTGCCAAAAACGATATTATTATTTCCGTACCATATTCTTTCTTTATCCAGTGAAGTAGAATCTGTATCTCTTCAATACTCGGAGGATTTACTATTTTTCCTTTTGTGTTTGTAAGTAGCATTTTATTATCCTCTTTACAGGTTGTTTTTGTTAGTTAATTCTCTTTGAGCAACCAAATCGGCTATCGGCTTGCTAAATGCGGTTAAAGATAACAATAGCTCAATATCATCTTTACAATCTATATTAGCATTGCTTTTCAACCTTATTTTTTTATGCAAATTTGCT